GGTTCCTCGTTTCTAATTTCTTATTTACTGGTAATAGCTAGCAAGGGAGTCGAACCCTCGTAAACCGTTCTAGCTACACGCCTAACGCATAGGCTTTATAAAGAGCTTTTTTGACCGTGATTTTATTACGTCCAACCTTGCCCTTGGTGCGATATTTAAGTATGATGCGGTCAACTTCATTGTCCAATCTCTCGCTCCATTCATAGTTATTGAAAACATAGTCAATAATCTCGCTGAATAACTCTCTTGAAAGTAGACCTTCCATTTGAATTGCCTTCAACGGCGTTAGAGCAGCTTTTTCTGAATAGCACAGATTAAGGGCGTTTTGGGTTCTGTTAGCATTTTTATGGTCGCAGTCCTTAACGTCTCTAATATAATTATTTAGGTTGTTAGGGTGTTCTTTGCGTAGTTCTTCCACTTCCTTACAAAATCGTTTGAACAGTCCCTCTGGCAGTCCTGCGTTGGTTTTATTCAAAACAGGTTTAGCGGTTTTACCTCTTGTGTAATTGGTAGATAGATAATCTTGAAGGTCGTTGAATAATTCATCAGAAATAATGCCTTCCAGTCTATCGACTGTCGCTGGTGATATCCTCGCACGCTCAACGACTGCGCTATTAAATGCTTGGTAAATGATGCGAGCTTGTAATTCGCTGCATTGTTTCACATCTTGAAAGAACTGTTTATAAGAGCCTTTTTTGTGTGCTTTCCTAAGTGCCGCATGCTCATTGACCAACCGTTGATATAATTCCTCGGTCAGCCCGGAATATTGGTATTTAACGCTCATGAGCTTACCTCTACCAGTTCCGGATTCTCGTAGATTCTATTTCTAATAGTTGACCAATCGCACCCGTAATGTGATGCAATCCAATTTATTGATTTACCTTCGACCAAGAACGTTTTTAACTCTTCTAATGGGATTGAAATACGCTTTTTCATTTTTAAGCCTTTTCTATTATGATTTGCCATGCTTATTTTTCTCCTGTGAGACTCTGAAAAAACACGTCCTTTATTATGTTTGCTATTATGAGCTTTATTCAATATCAAAGATAAATTTTCTTGCATCCAACTTATTCTCATTCAAATGATGCACACTATATTCAAACGGAATTCTTGTTCTTAGCCAATATTGCATTAAAAGCCTGTGTACATGAATCTTTTCGTTATGGATTGAAACGGCAGGGTAGTGACCGTGCAAATATATTTTTTTCTTGCTTAAAGAAGGTTTTTTCTGATACCACAGAATTGCCTTTTCTAATTCAGAATAATCAACAAGACACTTACATTCATTGTCGAACTCAATTTTCTTCTGTATTTTCACCGTCAAGTAACTCACCGTCCTCCCATATATTCCCGATAATTTTTCTTGAATTAGCTATGTTGCATAATCGTTCGAAATTATTGTATCTAAGCAAACTATTCGTCCACATTCCTAAGTCAATATTGAATTTGACTACACCGTTCAACAGTCCGTCTTTTGTTCCAAGGATATCCCCTTCGAAGATTTCTCTATCGTTTTTGTCTCTCATTCCAGTTGATTGCATTAAAACGATGTCGTCGAATTTGTAGTAATTTGTCTGTTCGAAAAAGAGCGTCTTTACAGAAATTTGGCTTCTTCCGAAATCGATAGACATAATATCATCAACTTCGTACATTGTTTTATGAATTTTATCCCATGCTCTATATCTTGGAATCATTGCCCTCGCCCCCTTAGATAGCTAGGGATATCATCCCCGACATTCACGCTATCGTATTGCTCTTTGCTCACCAGGAACTTACCGTACGCCCCACAATCAAGCGTGTAGAGTTTTCCGACCATAGATTTACCAGTGACCTTGCCATGCAATTCCACGGCATTATCAGCCTTGTGGATAACCACTGTCTCGATAGGTCGGTTGACTACTCGTAGAACAGTAGTCACATTAATGGCTAGCGACACCACTAGTAGAATCGTGGCTATCGTTAGATCTTTATGTTTCATAAATACCTCACTATTTCTTTAATTACGTTGACAGTTACGCTATTTCCAGCCTGTTTATATAGCTGACTGTTACTATTGACCTCTTGCGCCCTGTCAAACGCCCAATCTGGGAAGCCTTGTAATCTCCAACACTCTCTAGGTGTTAGCTTGCGAATGCGAAAGTTAGGAGTTACCACGCCTTGGCTATCACCAGTAACTAATGTGTTAGCGATTCCTTCACCAACCCTTCCTCTACGTGTTTTGGAGTTAGGGTGCGACAAATTAACACTATCTCCCACGCTTGCTTCAGCGTATCCTTGCTTAGTCGCTTCACGGACACGGATTTTTTTAATCTCGTTTGGTATAGCAACTTGTTTAGGCCCTTTGTAGTCT